GTGTAAGTGTATTAGGCATACCATTTGGATATTCACTTGAATATGATTTGGCAAATGAAGGTGACTATTGGGTTCGTTCAACAGTAACACCTGGGTTTGTGCAAGGCGCATTCGTTTTAGTTGGATATAACTCCAATGACGAAGTGCTATACGGGGTTGGGTATAATTGCTCTGATAACGTAAGATGGTCTACAGAACTTTCGGGTGATGGTGATACATCTATTAGAGTAAGTTATTCATTCTAATAACACAAAATCATAGGAGAAAATAAAATGAATGTAAAAAGTACATTTGGAATAATAGGTGATTTTCTTAGTGGTATTGCAGGAGTACTAGTTGGATTAGTATCAGTAGGCATACTTTCACAAGTTGTCTTTGGTAGTGGTTGGCTTGGTATTGATGTAATCGGCAACATCGGTGGGATAGTTAATACTTTCTTAGCTGGTGGTGTAACAGGATTAGTCACACTAGTTGTTCTATTAGCATTATGGGATTAATCTAAACGATTGATTTTATAGTATAGTATAACGGATGAGCCTGATATTATTTATATTAGGCTCATTTTTTTGTCTTATATTATATCCTTTTAACCAATTGGTAGTATTAATTATTTTTTTTTCAAAATCTGAAAAAGATTCCCAGTCTCTTATTTGATCGACAGTTCTACCACATCCAATACATGTTTCATCGAATGGGGCCACAGATGTTGAACATACTCCAACACATGGAGAATTAGCTAAACTTATACATTCATGTAAGGCTGTATTCATAAAACCTAAAATGTTTTTCTTGCATTATACATTTATTAATCAAAAATAAACAAATATTTTTTTTATGTAAAAAAAAAGGGAGCCGAAGCTCCCTTTTAAATGAGGGTTTCCCCTCACCCCGGAAAAGGTTTATGCACCTTGTGATGCAAAGACAGCTCTTGGGTTTGACCATCCGAATGAGTATCTTTCTCTAGCTTTGAATCTGACGTTGCCAGTATCAAAGTCACCTTCCATAGAAGTTGAAAGAGGAGATCTCTCGAAGTGTTTAAATCCATCAGGACAATCTGATAATAAATACCATGCATCGTTATCAGTTAAAAAATGATTAACTGAATAACCATCTGGGACCATTCCCAGATTTTTAATTGCATTGATATCGTTATCAGATGTACTAACTCTCCCTGGTGATTTTAAAAGTCTATCAGCCACAAATTGTAATTGTGGTGGAATGATTAACTTTTTACCTTGAAGAGCAAGGATCATATTTTTGTCATCAACAAAAGTTGAAACAGAAATTAAAGCATCTTCTAAAGATGTTTCATTCAAGTCAGAGTAAGTGCTTGGTCTGTTACTAAATGTACCACCACCAGTTAATGGGTGGGCTGTGCTGATTAATGCAACACCATCTCCACCGGTATAACTTGATGAAAAAGCATTATTTAATACAGATGCACCTTTTACTTGCTTCGTATGAGCCATAGATCTTGCTAGAGCCTTAGTGTATCTAGCACCCAATCTGTCATAAAGATTATCTTCAATTGCTTCTTCTGTAAGAGCAAAAGCTAACGCAATAGTCTCATGTGAGTATCTAGCAGTATAACCTTCTGAAGCAGAATCAAATGAGACTCCAGTTCCTTCTGGTTTTACTTGTGCGTTACCGAAACCTACTATTAAGGTTTCTTCTTCAAATGCTCTATCTGAAGATTCAGTTTCAAAGATTTCTTTATGTTCATCTTCGTACCTAGCGTATTCCATGCCAAACAAAGCATTTAAACCAGGTTCGAGTTCCTTAGCTAATTGTGAACGATTAATAGCCATGATTTATACTCCAGTTGTTTGAGCGTAGAAGTGCTCGTTGATTTTGACAATCATATTGACGTTTGCTGAAGCTGATCCAGTACCTAAAGTGTTATTTTCAGGATCTTTGGAAAATCCAACGATTCTGAGTTGTGCAGTAGTAGCCGCTGTAGTTCCACTAATTTCAACACCAGATTGTCCATCAGATGTTGAACCAGAAGCATAAACAGAGTCGGCGTTATTACCAACAACTGTTTGTACTACAGAACCTGTAGCAGCGCTTTGCACTTCAAATAACATATTAGGGTCGTCACATATGAAAGCCACCGCGTCTGATGAAACTGTACCATTAGGCCAGTAAGAAGAATAAATTACTTCTCCACTCGCATTGGTAAATTTGCATCCCCTAAAGACTCCTAGCAGAGGATTATCCGTAGCACTAGCAACTAAAATAGTGCCAGCATTGGTCATCTTCACTAGGTCGCCTGAAAATATGTTTCCGCTTGCGCCTGAAGCAAGTGAGTATTCAGTAACGCCTTCGCTATTACTTCCACTTCCTTGCATTCTAATTGGCTTTAAGCCGAAAGCAGCATCTTGGTTAGCCATAATATATGTACCTATAAAATTATTTTTTAAAAAAAGAGAAAAAAACTAACTGCTTTTTTCTCCACCAAATGTAACCCTGGATTTCATATCTCTCGATATCGGCATCGCAGGATTCTCTTCACGCATTAGGTCGTTTTCCACAGCTGTCATTTGGTTTTGGGTTTGTTGTTCAAAGAATTGATTTCTTTGATCTGCGATTTCTTTTGGTATTTTGCACAGTATCAAACCACCCACTCCAATAACTCCAGCGTGACGACCATCATCGACAATAGGCAACTCATGATATCCGGGGAGCTCTTCAGGTCTAACTGGAACGAATCCTTCACGAAATCTTTTTGAGACATTCGTTTTGTCTTCAACTCCAGCTACCGATTCCCTCACCCAGTGATAAACAATACCTTGAGATTTGGCGGCATTTACTGCCTCTTCTGGTAATTCTAAGGCCGTTGGCATTTTCCATACTTTTGGCCTTTCTTCAGTCTTCCTAGTTTCTAATTCTCTAGGAGTCTTATCATCATTACTGTTTGCTCTAGTTTCTCTAGTATCTTTATTACTCATGATTTTTGTAGCCTCGCTTTTTGTATTGCGTAATCTTTAAATGACACTCCAAGCTTTTTGGATAATGCCTGTTCGCTTGGCGTCAATTGAATACGATTTTTTTTGCGTCCGGTCGATGTATTGCGTGTTGGTGAAGCAACAGTCTGGACGGGTTTTTTATTTGCTTCCACGTTAAATTTGTGAGGCAACTCTTGTCGCACTCTCTTATCAATCTCACTATAATACTCATTGCTGTCTGTGTCAAAGCCTTCGTTCTCTAATTGCTTGTGAACTGCAAAAGCAACTGAGGTTGCAACTTGGTCTTGTCCAAACCAAGTATTGTTTTTTGCCCATTCACGAGCTTTAGATGATGGCTCTGCATAGTTCTCTTGAGGCCCAACAGACTGATAATCTATTTGGTTGGCTTGTTGTTCTAAATAAACTTTTTCTTGTTCTTCATATTGTTTTTGAGCTTGACTATATTGTTCAAGCCTAGCTTTATCAGAAGCAGCTAAAGTTAGAGCTTCTGTAGCAGATGCTATAGCCTCAGAATCTCCAGATTCTGTTGCTTGTTTTAAAGCTTGTCTTGCTAAAGTCATTTGAGATTCAACTCGATTCGTGAATTCATTACTGTAACTGTTTGAAAAAGTTCTTTGTTGCTGTCTTAATTTTTCATTTTGATCTTTTAGATCATTAGCATATTGCACAGCCATAAGCTCTCTTCTTTGAAACTCTTTGGCTTGGGCCACTGCTTTATTAATTCTATTTTGTGCAAGTGATGCTCTTTTTTCTACTTCAGATAAATCTTTAGCCTTTTCTTCTACTTGAGGAGAAACTTCAAAATCTTCTTTTATTTCATCTTCGGTTACAGGAGAAACTTCTGATTTTTCATCAATAGAAATTTCAACTGGTTCATCACTAACGTTTTCTTCAACTCGTTTTTTTTCGGGCACTGCTGCCTTTTCAATTTTTTCGTCTGTGATTTCTATATCTAAATTTTCTGCTTCACTTGCCATTTTTTACCTCTCTTATAAAGATTTAATATCATCAGGATCTAAAATAGTACCAATGATGTCATCATCATTAATGATTCTAACCTCATAGTCATCTTCTAATTTAAAACGAGAACCAGCATATCTGCCAATTAACACCCAATCTTTTTCTTTACACCAGGGCTCGTTTCCATATTTTTCTGTTTCTTTATAGGCTAAAGGTCCAACCTTTAATACATAAGCAACAACAGTAGATAAAGATTCTCTATCTACAGTTTCTTTAACAAGTTGAATACCGCCTTCAGTAACTCCTTTACCACGATAAGGTAGTACAAGAATACGCCATCCTGTCGGAGTTGGCATTCTGTCTAACAATGATTTTTTTAGTAGTGTTGGATCTAAAACTCTTGATTCTTCTTTAACAAAAGCCTGATCAATCTCTGAAAAGGGTTCTTCGTTTTCTTCTATTTTTTCTGCGACTTTGTCATTCATCGATATCATCCATATGCAGCGTTTCTTTTAAATCGTCTATGAGTGAACGAATCGCTGATAACGCACCCATATGATACTTGTAATCTTCCATCGATTGTACATTCCCAGCTGAAAGACTGTCAACCAAATCTTGTTCTCTTTTGCGTAGAGCTTTAAAAAAATACTCTGCAAGTTTTATGCTATCCATGGCTCTCTCTTGCCTATGTGTGTTTTATGGTGTTGGTCCCAATCTTCTCTTTCTTCTGAATTTGTCAATTATATGACGGGGTATTTTAGGTATGGTAGGTACGTTAGGTACAAAGGGATTAGGTATGTTAGGTATTGTGGGTTTTACAATACTAGGAGGAATAAGTCCAGGTATACTTGGATCTTCAACAGAACCGGGATAAGGACGATCTAAATCAAATGGTTCAGGAATATTTTGAATAGACTTTAAATCATCTGGTATTGGAATATCTTCGTCAAACGATTCAAAATCAGGAGTGACTGATTGCGGAGGTGGAGGCATTTGATAATTACGCATAATGTTATCGTAATCAAAACTCATATCAGGCAAGCCACTAAAGTCTAAGTTTTGTAAATAATCTGGTAATCCCGGAAAAGTATCTTGGCCTGGTATATAAGGTACAGGTTGTAGAACTCCTGGAGGTGCATCAGGCATAGGCGTAGCCAACTGACCTTCTAGTTCTGCAATGCGAGCCATCATTTCTTGGAATCTAGCATCTTGAGCCGCCATCTCTTCAGCACGCTTTGCTGCTTCAGCTTCTCTTATTGGGGCTTGACCAGCAATATACTGATCAACAAATTGTTGTCCCATAGGACTTTGAATTTGACGACTGAATTGCTGACCAATAGGGTCAGGCATGACATCTGTTGGCACGAAAGCTTCTGTCGGTTGGGGTGGAGCTTGAAAACCCGGAGGTGTGTAATAAGCAGGCCCACCTACAACTGCTGTAGGCCTACCTATTGGATAAGGTTCTGGCGGTAATGCTGGAGCCATATGTCCGGGCGCTTGATTTAAGCCTTGAGAATAACCAGGCACTCTAGAGGGTTGGCCATACATCTGATTTTGAATGCCTATAGGTGCTACTGGAGCACTCTTGCTGCTAAATAATGCCATTAATAAACTCCGCTAAACTTAGTTCCTCTAAGAGCAGCTTTGCCGCCTCTACATTTACCAGCGCCATATGGTTTTGGTGCAGATGGATTTGCAATTTTTTCTGGTGTTGGATACTTGACAGTACCTTGATCTTTAATATTAACGCTTGCTTTTACGTTTTTTACTTTTTCCATTTTTCTTTACCTTTTTATTTTTTGACTTCTTTGCTTTTTCTAATGCAATAGCAATAGCAGTCTTTTGTTTTTTACCTTTACCAATTAATTCTTTTATATTAGCAGATATTACCTTCTTACTACTACCTTTTTTTAAAGGCATTACTTTTTCTTAACTACTTTGGCCTTAGCCTTAGAGACAGTTTTAGGCTTTTTGGATTTAGACTTAACTTCTTTGGTTGCTTTCGCAAGGACTTTGTCCGCTTCTTTGTCGACCTTTTTGGCGATCTTGTCGATGTCGATATTTGCATTCTCATTGATGATCGGTTGATTGCCATTTAATTTTGCCTCTTCTTCTTTCATTGCAGCTTTATTCACTGCTGCCATTTTTTGTCTAACTGAACTCATTTGTTGCCTCGCATGATATCCATTGCTTTAAATTGATTTTGCTGCTCGATTCTTTCACGAGCAATTTCGTCTTTCATCATAGCAATTTCTTTTTGAATTTGTAACCTTTGTTCTGCAATCTCATTACCTTGCATTGCTTTCATTGCATCAAACTGTTGTCTTTGTGAAAATTCTTCACGTTTGCGTTGCACATCATCAGCTTTAATATCTAATTCCTTACCCCTTAATTCAACCAATGGATCAGGCATTGGAGGGGGTGGCATAAAGACTGAATTGATTTGCTCCATTAATTGAGCAACAACTGCTGCCACATCACGAGCCACAGTTTCTTGTAATTGTTGTTGATAACCCATAGAAACTTCTGGTGGCAATTGATTAATTTGTTGTAACATTTCTTGGAATTCTGGATTTTGTGCATTTTGTTGATCAACAATTTCAGCAGCCCTTAAAGATATATGTTGATAAACATGTGCTTGAATTAAAGATAAAACTACTGGATTAGTTTGAGCAGTAACAGTTCCATATAAAGATAAATGAGAATTGATATGTGCATCATGATCTTGTCCTGCAAATGCTTGTTGAACTGTACCTGAGATAAGCCCTGCATTTTCATTAGCAGGATCTACTGGTTGTGGTTGTGGAGGAGGCGGTAATAATTGCTCAATATTTTGTACCCCCATAGAAGAATACATTCTTCGATAAGCTTCATAAATTCCATCGGGCCCATGTATCTCTGGATTACTTTGTACTGTCGTAAGTAACTCTTGTGCCATCATAACCCTTTGACTCATTGAAAAAGTATTTGGATCTGAAACTGGTAATACATCTACTCTTTCATCGAAGTCCATAGACTTAATTATTTGATTGCCATTAGTAGTAAGGTATGGATAGTTTTCTGGTAAATATTCACTAAATACTTTAGCAAGCAAAGTAAATTCTATACGTTGACTTGCATGCAATCTTTTGTGAATTGCAGACATAACTCTAGTACCACGCTCCAATAAAGCAACTGTTGTACCAACTGGAGCATTAGTATTTGCATCTCCAACTTGCAAGTCAGCAATAGATGCGAAACGCCGGCCACTATCTACAAGGATTCCCAGGAGAGAAAGGAGAGTTTGAGAGGGTTCCTTAAACGGCAGTGGCACAAAGGCGTCTCGCAAACTTCCACCGGGAGCATCCATATCTCGGAACTCACCTGGTTGTAAGGGTTGATCGTCATTGCGAATACGAATTCCACGAGCTTTAAAGCCAGCTGGTAAATTAGATAAAGTACCAGCGTCAATAAGCTGACGCAAAATTGAAGTTGAGGCTTTTGATAAGCCTCCGATCATATGAGTTAAACCAAAGCCATAGAACCCTAGGCCTGGTAAAAACTTATAATGTACAAAATAATTAATGCGTTGTTTTAAAGCATCGTTTTCTTTGTAATTTTTTCTTATAGATAAAACTTTGTCATTAGCAATAGTAACAATATATGGAAGTTTAATTCCTGTTTCTTCGCCATTAGCATCTAAATCTTCATATCCTGGTATTACACAGTCTGTATGTATTTCATAAACTTGACAAGTTTCATCATCTGAATAACTAGGTTTAATTCCTTGAATGTCATCAATCTCTTCTTGTACTTCATTTTGATCATTTTGATCTACGCTTCCATAATTAAGTTTTATATTTTTATAAAATCCAACTTGTTGCAATTTGCGTATGTCATTCATAGACATATTAACCAAGTGAGTGATACGACTTGCGCTATGTAAATCAGTAGACCCATAAGGGACAATTAAATCTTCGCTTGGGATAAATTTAGAAACAGCTCTGCCAACTGTTTGATCATAATAAACTTTTCTAAAAGCTGAACCAGAAAGTGGTAAATAAAACAACATTTGATCTGTTTCTGGATCATATTCTTTCATCACTTGCATAAGCTGATAGTTCATAAACTCTTGAACTCTTGATGCTTGCTGGTCTATTTCTGGAGTTGACATTCCAATAACTTGAGTTTTTACAGGACCTTGAGAGGGTAAAACTTCGTTATATGCTTGCGCTTGGAACTGAGTTACAGATTCTGCAAGCAATGGATGCATAACACCAGATGCGCCTTCAAACGGCTGCGATCTTTCTTCATATTTCATGCCAAGATATTCAAGGCCATCACGATAAGTTTTTTCCCATTCTCTACGTGAATCTTTATCAGCTTCAACATTACCCATTAAATCATTTTTAATAGACGCAAGATCTTGATCGTCCATAGTTTCAGCAAGGTTTGCATAAAAATCTGTATCTTCTAATGGTGGTGTTACTGCTCCAAAGACAAGAGTGCCATCATCGAGTTGTTCAAATGCATCTAGCTCTGGTTGTTCTTCTTGAATATCGACTTCGATATCCATGCCTTTAGATCTATCTCTTACTTTAAGATCTACTTGTTCGTCAATTGTAATTGCTTTGTCTACTGTTGCCATTATTTTTTTTCTATGCCAAAACCTTTTATAGCTGCTCTGTTTGATGGAGTGTATTTTTTATTTTTTTTCCCTTGCTTAGCTTTTTTTTCTTTCTTTCGCTGTCTATAATCTAGAGCTCCTGCGGTTCCCACAAACGCTGCCAAGTGACCCATTTCCACAGCATCTGCCCCAGTTTCTCCATATCTTTCGATACGTCTTTTACGTCTTGCAGCTTTTTCATCTTTAAGCTTATCTATAGTTTTTTTAAGGAAATCAGCGCCTTTTTTTATTTTTCCCATTCCATATTCTCC